GTTAATACAAGTGCAGCTTCAGCTCCATCTCTAGCTGTTTCAGCTCTATCAGCATTATCTTCAGCACTTATTATAGCTGACCTTAGCGGCTCAGAGGCTACGTCTACTACTTCTGCTTCTATACCAGCAACTATACCTACCTCATCTACTATACCGGCAACTATACTTATGACACTAAGGCTTGTTAGTAACTCATCAGGCTCATCAGCAACTCTAACCTCTAGTTTATAATATACTGAGGAGCTTATCACTTGATTCAATACACAAGCGTTAGCTATTAATTGAAATTCTGTTGTAGACATTTGCTCCCAAACATCGTCAACAACTCGTTGCACCCACACAGCCATGTGGGACTTGGTCGCAATATGTTTACTTGATGGGAAAGTTCTACTTGTTAAAGCCGTTCCACTATAAAAGCTTGATTGTACTGCCATTTTTATCTCCTTGATTCGCGTTTAGTTAAGGTTCCTTCATAACTAACAGTGTTAATTCTGAAACCATCTTCTATAGAATTTAATATACTAATTCTAACATTTTTTGCATCACCATAAATCATTGGGTTACGATTAACAGTATACTTTGATTTTATTGTTCTTAATGAATTTCTTGCCACATCTGTGACAAGTAGATTAAACTCACTACCTTCTTCACTTGAAACCTTCATTGTCTTGAATTTCAAGTGTCCTCTAATGTCTTTACCTTTAGCGTCAGTTTGTATCCATTCACCAAGGTTAACCACTGTAGGAATTATAGTCTCATTATCCACTGTTGTAAAGTCATCTAAAAACTTCCCAGTATGACTTTGAGGGAAGATAGGGCTTGTTTCAAACTGATTTACAGAAACTAAACTGTCAGGACTCATTACCCAAGGAATAGAGTTATCCCATAACTTTGAGTTGTCCCAAACACCAGTTCCCACAACCCAGTTAGTTGCTGCACTTGCTTTATTTCGATTAATCATTATGTTAAGGTTTCTACCTAAACTGAAGGCGTTATACACTCTGCCATTATAAGTCCACTTAAACCATGCTGACTGTATTCTAGCATCACCATTATCATAATACTTATACACCCAAATTGTATCGTCTGCATCACTACTTGTAAGGAATAGCATATTATTAATAGGACTTCCTGACAATGACGTAATTGTATTTGGAACATACGTTTGTATATGTGCTGAAATATCTATAGCCTCTAATGAGTCATTTGAAGATTTAACCTCATACTGCATTATAGCGCTGTATGTCCCTCTAACCGCGCAGAAAAAGACTTTATTATTCATAAATAAAGGTCTAATCATTGTGTTAATCTCATAGGCTGAAGCTTGAGATATTTGAACATCTTTAGGACTTAAAACCTTGCCTCCCTCTAATCTAAACTGAGACTTATCAGAGAATAATAACATTGAGTCTTCTAAATATGTTGCATACTCAAGAGATATAACTTGTGTAGTATCAACAATCGCATCAATATAGTCTGAATCTAACACCGCTGCGGTTGTAGTTCTAAAGAAGTTTCCATACTGACCAACCTCTGATAACACAACAGTTCTTTCAGTTATAAACCCTAGTCTATTTTTAAAGAAGAAGATGTCTTTTATAACACTGTCTTCTAAAAAGCTTGGTAGGGGATTACTTACAGCGTCACCAACTAAACTCGCTGTCCAGTCACCATAGGCTTGGAAGGTAAAAGTGTTATTGGCATTTCTAATTAACACATGAGGCATTGTGTCCCCATTAAGTTGGTTATTGACCGCGGGGTCTTTAGTTTCTGACCACTGTCCATCGTTATATTTTAACCAATATGATGCAAAACTATTGGTACCTGAACCCGTAATCTTAACTACTGCGTCCTCAAACCCTAATGTTTTAGGGAGATTGGTAGAGTACTGAGCCACATGAGTCCATCCATAAGATGCTTGATTCCCCCAACTGTCAGTAGCTTCTACTGAAGACAAGTTGTTTATGCCAATAATCCTAATAACTGAACCTACCGCTGTAGCGCTGAAGCTCCCATGAGCTGAGATTGTTGCAGCGATAGCTGTAGCGGCTGCCGTACTTGTAGTTGCCGAGTCACTAGCAGTTACACTAGTTCCAGTGCTGTCAGTTACCTTAACTGTATAAGTATATGCTGAAGCTGAGTTCGCAGACTCTATCCACACATAACCTCTTTTTAAATAAGCTGAACTAACTGAACCTACAGTAACAAGAGGGCTGATATTTTTATTAGTAATAAATGTGGTATCTTTAACTGTTGTAGACGCAAACCCGTTAGAACCTCCAAAAGGAGTTAAATAGCTTTCAGCGTTCCCAGTGTAAGTGAGTCCTGAGGCTTTACTATAAACTTGACCAGTAATTGTATCAATAATTTCCATTACCCCATCAGTTATATTGATAGCATATTTCTCTTCATCAATATCAGATACTCCTCTGTCATAAGCATAAGAGTACATATCTTGTGAGAAGGTTGCCGCGGAACTAAGGTTAAGTTTTTGAGTAGGATTACGTTTTAATAATCCTCTATCAAGAGTAGGATATGCGTTAATCATCTCCTCCACTTGTGTATTGAGCCTTTGTTGAGCAGACTGTTGGTTTACTCCACCATACAGTCCATCAAGCTGATTTGATATTAAAGGCATGTCATTAACCTATCACATCGTTGTCAATACCGTACTCTGAAGTAAGCATGTTATATTTACCAGTATGTCCTTCACTTCTTCTCGCCACAATATATGCTTGTTCTTCATCTGCTTGAGAATAACTATAAACATTAGTATCCATAACTGTTCGAGCTTGGAACTTCCTAGCAGCTCTGATAGTGATGAAGTTTCTTATAGGATGAGTTAGAGTATTGAAATCTAAGTCCCATATAACATTCATTTCTTGAGGTTCTGTGAATATTGCTGTTTTATCTGATTTACTATATAAGTTCCAGTTACGCATAATAATATCACCATCGCTTGAGGCAATATCTAATACATTTGCAGGGACGGGGATAAACCCACTTGAGTCTTGTGGAAATTCATAATCAGTATCAGTATTGAAATCCCAACCTTCTGATAATACTTCTTTTTTAGTTTCAACTAGAACTGTTGCAGCAACTTGAGCTTCAAGTATCTCTGCCAATTCTACATCATCTGCTACGGGTAATTCGTTAATCATCTGTAGCATAACGTTTATCGCTGCTAAATAAAATTTACTTGAGTCGTACTGTGCTTCGAGTGTTGCCATTATTTCTCCTTAATACATTTAGGCATCCCCACCAAGAGGAGGCTTGGTGGGGACTGTAAATCTACTAAACGTTTTTAATAGAAACTGAAGACTGTGGACGTAACGCACCAACACCATTTGAAAAATAAGCGTTGATAAGTTTAGCGTCAAGGAAGTCAGGCTGAGGGTTTATATCAACTTGAATATCCCATAACTTAACCATTGCAGCTGCTTCAGATGTAAATACTTGTGCGATTAGTCCAGCTGTTGCTGGCAAGTTGTTAGATTTAAATACTGTAGCACCACCAACCATCTTAACATCACCAATATCTAGTCCACCATTGTTAGATGTATATTCATCAGAAATAATAGTTAATGCTTGTGGTAAATACTGAAAGTTAGTTGGACTCATACCAACATAAACTTCGTCCATAACGTCATTTGATTCCATTGCTGCCACTGCTGCATAGATAGACTCAATGATTTCTTTACCAAGTAACTCTGCTGTAGCTGCTGCTGCTACTCCAGCTGGAAGAGCTGTGTTAACAATAACTGTACCATTACCATTACTTACTAAGCCAGTAGCTAAACTAGATGCTTCAACTGCTGCTGAACATTTTCTGTCAATAGCATTAGCTAAACGCGTACCAAGCTGTCTAACACTCATTGCTAGAGTATCATAACGTGCAATAGCTTGCTCAAACTTATCAATTCTTCTTGACTCATATTGAGGTCTATCTAATGCAATTATAATTTCATCTTGTGTGCCATTGTTTACATTAACTTGTGTACCAGCTGGATAAGAAGCCATATTGCCATCAGTCTTATCTTCTTTACCTTCTACAATAAATGAACCTGATGATGCACCATTTGGAATTGCGTCTACACGAATTAAATCCGCATATCTTGTTTGTCTCTCTTTTGCTTGTAACACATCTAGTGTCACGTCTCTTTTTAAATCTGCTGCTGAATCTGTTCCCACTGAAGGAGTTGTTGAACCTACGTATGCCATGATTTTGTCCTTTTTGTTTTAAGTTTTTGATTAGTTAGTGTAACCAAGTCACAAAATCAAAGGACAAAACCCTCTGGCTTACGCTAGTTCAGGAGTTGTTTTAGAAGATGTTTTAATGTTAGGTTATTAATCTAACATAATCGATGGTGAAATTATACCATATATTTTTAGTTTAGCCAAACACTGTCTGGAGTTACATCTAGTCTTTGTTTGAATCTCGCCTTGTCTGAAGCATTTGCTATAGGGCTATCAGCATAATTTTTTGCTTTTAATAATTCTTGTTTACTCTCATATGATTTAATAGCATTACTCTGAATACCATCACCCCTAATTCTATCTACCTCTGGAGCTTTCTTACTTAATGACTTCTCATACATAGTTTGTAGACCTACCATAAGTGCCTGACTATTCTTAGGGTCTTGAATACTATGGTTAAACTGTCTCTTCTCTGCATCATTCATATTCTCAGAATGGAAGTCCATAATTATGTCATAGTTCTCTTTACCCCCTACATAGCTAGCATTTGTATTTATGCCTTCTTTAATCTCATAAGCACCTAGTTTAATCTCTGATTCTGATATGCCAGCTTCAGTAAGTTTAGCCTTCATCTCATCTGTAACATTCATTCCATTAGCTAAGAACTCTGGTACTAGGTCACGAACTGTGTCACTTTTTAACTGTTCTGCTTGACTAGCCTTAGCCATTTCATTAATCTCTGCATCAGTTTGTTTAGTATTATCAGATATTTTTCTATTAAGAGCAGCATGTTTATCCTCTATAGTCTTAATATAGTCAGCCATCTCTTGAGGGTTAGACCATTTACCCTGAAACTTTCCATCTGTTAAGTCTTCAGCATTGACACTAAAGCCAGCTACTTCCTCTACAGTTGGTTGGTCACTTGGTAATCCTGATGGTTCTTCTCTTGGAGCAGTTTCTACTACTGCTGGAGCTTCTGTACCTTCCATCACTAGAACCTAAAAAAGTCTTGTTTAAAGTTTACTGTAGGTTGTCTGTCCCTTAGTTCAGCTTTAGCAAGTTTCCAAGTTAATTGAGTTAACTCTTCTTCGCTCAATTGCCACATTTCTTTTAACATGCTAGGTTTCCAATTGCTATTAATATATGCTCTCAACATTTCTATAGTTGCATCAACCTTAACACCTTTAACTCCACCATATCTAGTTCTACCTTGACTTACAGAATAGTCACCATACTCTTCAGCTGTAAATGTTTGTATGCCTTGTTTGGCTGGCAACACCTCAACTGTATCTCTAATTATCTTAGCAACAGCCTGATATGTTAGAGGTTCTTCTTCTGTACTTAACTTGTCAGCAATTTCCTTATTGCTAAATCCTTCATTATTCATCTGCGTTATTTCTTCTATCTTTGGCATATTAGCCTCCTTAAATATGAGTCAATAGACTCTATAAGCCACTCCGAAAAGTGACCTAAGAATTTATTTCTTTTTCTTCTTATTCTGTGGTAAATCTTTAGCATCGATTACTTTAACCATTATTGTCCTCCTTGTTGGGGTTGTTTTCCTTGACCAGTAGCTGCTTCACCAGCACCTTTACCTAATGCTTGTGCTCCAGATATTCCAGCTTCTTGTTTAATTGCTGATTCTTGAGCTTTTTGCTGTTCTTGTGCAACTTCCTCAGATGTTTTAAGTAATCCAACAGTATTAATACCATCAAAACTAGCATATCTCTGAAGTAACTCTGACTCTTTTATCCAATGATTAAGTTGAAGTGTTGTAGCTCTTTGCATTAAACTATCCATCTTCTGAGCCTCTTGACTTCTACCTAATGCATCTAAACCAGTTAATACACTAACCTCTACAGCTTCAAATTTAATCTTTATCTCATCCATAACTTTAGTAACCATCCACTTAGACCACTTTAATGCCATCTTGGAATATACACCAGCCAACGTAGAAGCCTCTAACTGTTGAGCCATTACTCTAATTTCTTCAGCTGTAACTCGCTCAGCATCTCTTTGTACACTACCAGTATCTAAGAAGTTAGCTTGTAACTCTTTTTTTATAGTAGCCTCCCTACCATTTGATACTTGGAAATCAAAGTTTTTATTAAATTGAAAAGATGTTATATCATCAGCTGAACCATCTATTACAGCACCATTAGCAGCATCAACTAAATCTTTCTTTCTAGTTCTGCCACCACGTTGATTAACTAATATAACAGCCTTAGCAGAGATTACTGCACCTTGAGTATTTAACTTACCTAACTTATCAATCTGTTCCATATCTGCATAATAGTCTTCTGCAAATGGTCTATGATACTGGTCTCCTTGCACCCATTCCCAGCCAAAGTATCTAAATGGTAGTGAATCATAATCTTTAAATGATGTCTCTTTTCCTACAGCTACACCATCTATGTCTTGTTTCATTATCCACTTGTTAGTGTCTTTATCAAGAGCAAGTAACGTATATAGCTCATACTCATCCTTCTCTTCTTTTGGAACTATTCCATTAGGCAACATCTCTAACTTCTCTACTATACACATAGCTAAAGGTTCGCCACTAGAGTCTAGCCTAACAACAAATGAACGTAGTGGAAATATAGTCATACCAGCACGTTCTTTCTTTTCAATAATCACTGAACCTACAATAATCTGCTGAAGTAACATATCAAATAGACTAGAACGTATTTGTTGGTTTTCTATTTCTGAATTAATAGCATCAGTATTCAAACTGAGCTTCTGTCTAATAGTTTCCACAGCCTTTTCATTACCCTGAAACAAATCAACCATAGCTTGTGCATCAGGCTTTAATCTAAATGAACTTGTAGCTGGAGGAAGTAATGCCATACCCATCTTAGCTTTTAGATTATTAACTTGTCTACCATTAAAGCTTTGTGAAGCACTAGATAATAAGTCTGTACCACCATCAGCTCCTTCAGCTCTAAATACTCTAGGTAATGATATACCAGCAATTGCTTCAGCTCTATCTTCATAAGGCTTTCTATCACTTAGGTTAGCATTATAGAATTCACTTGGTACTGTTGTTGCAATATCAATCATTCTGTCTCCTCTTCTGCATTAGGATATCCAATTTCTTGTATCTCTAACATTTGCTCTAACATATCTAGTTGACCAACTAGTATCATTCTATCATCATTATCTAATAGTAAGTCAGCTGATGTAAGTTTTAACTTCTCTTGGAAGTACTTGATTAACTCATCCATTATACTGCAAACCCCAAGCCTGAACGACCTGATGCTCCACCCAGTGCTGATGTTTTAGGAACTAAGAAGTCTGTAGTACTTCCACCAGTTTCTTTAGTAGAGTCTGTACCAAAACTTATACCATCAGCACTTTCACCTTCTGGTCTAGCTTCACTAGCTATTCTATCTGCCTCAGCTTTCTCTGATGCTGCAACTGATTCTCTACGCTCTCTATCATTCTTAGCAGCTTTCTCTTGTTGTTTACTTTGATAAATACTTGATGCTGCTCCCACTACTGCCGATGCTACTAATGCTGTTGCTATTGCTCCTGACATTTTACTCTCCTGATATATTAATTATGTTTATTGCATCTTCTAGTCTTGATGCCAGTCTATCTGAGTCATTCGTAAACTCTTCCTCTGCTTCCTCTATTGTTGTTGCCTTTGTTTGAAATAACATAGTAACAGATGTGTCTTCTAATGCAACCATAACTTGTTTTCTATTAGCACTAGCTGTAAGTATCGCAACTCCAATAACATGCTTCACTTCAGCACCTATATAGACTTTCATATTTCCATTAATTATTAGTGTAGTAGGTACTTTGATTGTAGCACCAGTAATAGCTTGACCAGCTTTAAGTATAATAGTTCTTGAGTATACACCTCCATGAATAGTATGGTGTGTTTCCAGTTCAAACTGTTCTTTGCCTAGCATTATGTTCTCTATACTTGTAGCTATATTAATATCTTCTTGTGTCATTGCTGGCAACTGTACATCTAAGCGTGCTATATCATTCATTAATCTTCTTTGTATATACAATATTAGTCTCTTCAAATCCAAATATACCAAATACTTTAGATAATATACTGTCTTTTGGTGCAGTCATAAACATAACCTTAGCGTTCTTTTCCTTAGCTACTACTTCAGCTTCTGCAAGTAGTAGTTTACCACTACCATACTTTCTATGTTCTTTCATTACAAAGATAGACTCTATTGTTGATGATGGTTCGCTATAGTGTGGCATAATTACAGTAGCTAATGCAATAAAACCAACAATATTATCCTTGTTATACATAGCTATAAGGTCAAGCAATCCATTATCTTGTAGAGTTGTGTATAATGTCTTATCTACATTAATCATAGGTGTAAGACTACCTTTGCTCTCTAGTGAATATAATGATATTAGCTTATCAAACCCTTCATCATTAAAGAATGAGTTGACTGATATTCGTTTTATTGTATAATTCATAACAACAATTATATCATAAGGAAGGAATAATGACAAACAGTATAGAACATATGGCATATCTAGTACCTTTTAACAAGCAGCTTGAAATACCATATAGAGCCACTAAGGAGTTGACTGAAAAGGCTAGATATATATATAGTCATCCAGCAGTTAAAGCTACTCAAAGGAGATTATTCATTAACGTATCTACTAGTGGAAGTAAAGGACTAGCTAATAATATGGCTTGTATAGCAATAGGTATGTGCAAACATTACATAGACAATCCGCAACAATATGGACATAGTTTAGAGAATATACAGTTGCAGATACTAAGTAGAATGTGGAAACAAACCTTTAGACATATGAAGTTTCAAGTAAATCAAGATGAGCTACCATATCTTGGTGTAACATATAAAATGCTAAGTATAGAAAATGGTTTCTGGGACGAGTTGTTAGATGTAGTAAGAAACAATAACTACTTTATGACTAATGATGATATGGTTAAACGTAGAGTAGGTGTAGGATTGCGTGACAAAGTAAGTAATAAGCCTAGTTGTAGGTGTAGCCTAAAGGAAGGTGGAGATTATTTTGAATATTTATGTACATTAGAATGATAAAATAGGTAGCAAACTATGAATTGAATGCTACCATAAAGGAGATATTGATGAAATCAGATTATATTATAGTATGTTTTGTATGGATAAGCAAGGATTAAGGTGGATGAATTTGGTGTGGAAAATTAGTTGTAGGCATATATCCAAATCCACGTTTTCATATTTACCCCATAGACCTTTCAAAATCATCATTCAATAAACTTTATCATCTAGCAATTTATACAATTAAATATATATTATCATCAGCCATTTATTGTCAAGTAGTATGTAATCCCATGCAATAAAGTATGCTATGTAGTTAATTATATCATGTAGATAAATGAAACTATTATAAAACTATTATGACCTTTTAGTGTTGGTTGCATATGAAACTAATGATGAAACATTTATAAAACTATTATGAAATTAACCATCCAACAAATAACATCTCACTCGCCCCTGAATATAACTAATAATCAAAACATTGTCAAATTCGACACATTCATAAGCCTATCATAAATAAGCTATATACCATTATATTTTAATCCATACCATACATCATAAGTTTCTTTAGTGTCTTGTAGCATACTTAAAACACCTACAAATTAATATTATTCCTTAAGTTTACTAAATAATCCTTTGAAACTTAAATAAATAAACTAATATAATCCATACATGTACTAAAATTGTACATATAAAACATTAATAAACCTTGATATTACTTAATTATTCAGATATAATGACCTTCTAGACAAATTAGTTTAGGGTTTGAGTTCTAGCCTAAAATCTCTTTTACTTGCTTTGGAGGCAAATCATGACAAACTTACTAAATACTTTAAACTCTGACATAGAGACTTTAAACAACGAATTACTAACACGCAACACAGACAAAAACAGAGGCATCAAGTTAGCTTTATCAACTATAAATGAAACGATGAAACAATATACACTAATAGGGCTAAATAATAGAAAAGCCAAAAAAGCAACTAAGGAGGCAATACTAGCAGGTATCAACGGCGGTACTACAAAAGAAATGTTAAGAGCCTATAACATAGCGTTTACAATGCATTTCAGAGATGTACAGATTAACATAGATATACTAACAATATCACAG